ACCCGTGGCTGAGTGCTCGATGGCTCATCAAATTTCGAAACGCGGTGGCACACGCCAAGCCCGAAGCAGTCAAAGAGACAAAAATCATGTCCCAAAAAGAACATGACCTGAGGCTCTTTGACATGCCGGAGTCGAAACTGGAGAAATCTATAACTCTAGGGAACGCCCGCAAAGCCATACGTGTACTCGACGACCTGAAACAACTCCTTCTCCCTAAAGTGCCGGACCATCAGAGCGATGGACTGACACTTGATTCCTGGTCAGGCACATCCAGAATCTACGAAGACCAGCAAAGATCTGGTTAGATTGAATACGTTGCACCTCTATCGATGTCATTGCGACCCTAGCGCTTCGTAGGCCCGCTCGCAGGCAAGGGCCGCCACCCTGAGGTTGTCGGCATATTCGCTAAGCTCTCCCGCAGCATCGTCAGTCCGTCGGAGCACGTCGACAAGCACATCAAGGGGGTCTCCACCAAGCTCGCCCGAGCTTGCGCCGGCAGCGACGGTATCTTTGGTGGCGCGACTTGCGGAAGCGAGTTCGGCAACCCGTGCGCGCAGCTTGTCAGCAGCTGCGCCGGCAGCACGAGCATCAGCACGCGCGACGGCAGCTTGTTGTGTGGCTTCATTGGCAATATCCGATAGTTGTTTCGCACGACGCTGCTCTTCGATGCGCGCCTCGTCAGTCGCTTTGATCTGGGCCCGCGCTGCATCGAGCGCCGCCCTGTTCCGCTCCGCCTGAAAAACCTTAGTGTCGGCGCCGTGTTGCTGAACGCGCCCAGCTCCGTAGGACAGGACCAGGGCGGCGACGGCCACCAGCAACAGCCGAGGGTCGAGTAAAGTCACGCCGCACCCCCGCTCTTATGCGTGCGGAGCTCTAGTCTCCAGAATCCCCAGAGCACGCCGATGGCCACCGCCACGTTGAGCGCGATCTCCGGCGCGCTATGGCACGCACCAGGAATCGCGATATTCCCCAGCGCCGCGTAATTGATCAGCGCAAGCACGCAGGCGCCGCCTGTGCGCGTGGGCACCTTGTGGGTAAGGACCGCCCAAAGCGACCCCGCGAAAATGATGGCGTTGGCCACCACATTGATGGATGCGAGCATGCTCACTCCTTCGCGCCGCCAATCACGCGCCGCCGTACGTCGTTGAGGATTTCCGGAATCTGCTGCATGGCGTTATTCACGATCGCCAGGCCGAAGACGGCGGCCGACGCCACGGCCAGCATGTGCGTATAGGAGCCCGGCACGAGGGAAAAGCGCTCGACGGCCGCACCGCCGGCCAGACACCCAATGCCGAGGCTGCTGACGAACGACAGCATCCGCTGCCACCAGCTGCCGGGCAGAAACCGCAGCGCGATCACCGAGCCAAGCGCGGCCGCACCGCCCACCTTTGCGGCCACCACGATTTCCTGTTCTGTCATTTAGGCCGCCCCCTCTTTGCCGCCGCACAGTAGGTAGCGCGCGCGCAGTTGTTCGAATGTGTGTTCATGCTGGCCATAGCCCGCCCCCGGTAGGCTGGCCCAGATATTTCGGCACTTGGCGATCGCCTCGCGCAGGCGCCCCGCCTGGATATCGGCCAATGCGCCGCGCTCGCGAATCTGCTGCAGAGCGATCGCGTCTTGCGATGCCGGGCTGAAGTTCGGCAGCTTCAGCAAACGCCTGTAGGGGTCGTACCACCGGGCCAACAGCTGATAGCGCCCGGCCGCCGTGGACTTGATGCCCAGCCGCGGGAGATCCACCAGCACGCGCGGGTGATCGGCGTAGCTACTAAACAGGCGACCGCCCACCAGGACGTCATACCCGTGGTCGTGCGTTGGCTGTCGCCCGTCGTCGGTGCCCTCGCTGAATCCGAGCATGTCGAGAAAGGCGGCCACGCTCTGTCCACCCAGCAGAGCCGGGTCTGTAAATGGCATGGTTGCTCCGAGAAAAGAAAAACCCGCCGAGCGGCGGGTGTGGAGGGTCAGAAATGCACGGCAAGAATCGTTGCAATTGGCCGTGTTTTATTGGCGACGTACGACCTAGAATCGAGCCGCGCCCTCGAACTGGAAGGGCAGCAGCAAAAACAACATTGAAGGGAGTCCCATGCAAGCTCTCCGCATTGCAGCTTTATCGGCGCTCACGGCGGTGGCTGGTTGCGCAACACCTGGCAACAACGAAGAGCCAGTCGCCTGGCGCATGGACCGCGAGGAGCACGCGGCACGTGTCCGCGTTTTCGAGTGTCGTGCCGCCGTGGTGCGCGGCGATCGCTCCGACTGCAATCCCGAGATTGCCGCGCTCGCAAAGGTGGAAGCCGCTCGCCGTTACACCACCTATTCCGACGTCGGAAACATCGGCAGCATGCATATCGAGTAGTCAGATATTCGACACGTCGATCAGGACGGCTTGACGGGGCCGCTGATCCACGAACAGGTCGTTGCCCCCCTCCCCGCCAACCGCGTTGACGTTGATCTGCGTCCACCGCATGCGGACACCATTGGGCAACGCCCGCAACCCATCTCCGCACGTGATGGCGAATTCGGATACTGCGTAGTGAGTGCCCATCCGCTCCATTGAAAGCACGACTGCGTACGTCCCCATAGGGAGCCCCGTGTAGTCGCTGTAGTCCGTAAGCGTGAGGGGCTGCCCGCCCGCCAACATGAAGACGCCCACCGGATTGAAGTACTTGTAGTTCGAATCGAACGTGCACACCCCGTCACCGCGAAACACCTGCAGCCCAATGCCATGCGCAACCGCTGGCACCTGATCAAAGATGTAGTACGTAAGCGCCGTGCCATCCCAATCTAAGGTGGTATTCACGCATAGGCGAAACGTCCAAGTGTTCCCGCTTTGCCGGACATCACCCAACGCAACTGCGTAATTGGCCCGCACAGCGATAATTGGCGCGACCCCAGTCACAGCAAGCTCCGCCATTCGAAACGCCGAGATGTAGCCATCCGGTGTGGCCGCGGACGGCGTCACCTGGCCGGTTGCGATCAACCCCAGATTGACGTAGTTCTCATCGATTTGCAGCACACCACCACTGTTGAAAGCCTGAAACCCCGCAGGCATCAATACACCCCCACATAGACGGTGACGGCCTGCGTGTCGCCCGGATACGGGATCGACCACGAGACCGTCGTCCCAGAAATGGAAATCTGCGGCAGATTCGACGCTCCTACCTCCGACGACCATCCGGTTTGAATGACATAGAACGGTGAGCCGCGCGCCAAGCCAGGAACATTGACAGCGCCGGCGCTCGTGCCCGTGTTGAACACGCCGACGATGGCGCCCAACCGATCGGTAAGCCGAACAACCGGACGCCCCGACGCGTCGTACACCTCCAACCCTACTGGCATCACCAAATCCCCAAACGCACACGCAGCGCGCCATTTGCATCAAACACTTGCACAATCTGGTCAGTAATGCGCAGGTATCCGCCCCCGGCCAAGCCGTTGAGCTCGAGCGTTCCGTTCTTGTCGAGAACCCAGCGCGGCCGTCCGTTGGCGCCCAGCGCGTTGGACTGGATCACGTTGCCGATCTTGGCGTTGGTGATTGCTCCATCCTGAACAAACGCCGAGTCCATGAACACCTGGCCGCCCTGGATCAGGAACGGCGTCAGCACGCTGTTGCCATTCGGGTGAATGACGCCGAACCGGTCGGCAGCGATGAGTACCTGGCTCTCGATGACACCCTGATTGTTCTCGACGCCAATGCCGATGCCGGCCAAGTACGTCCGACCGTTGGCTGCAATCTGCGTCTTGATCGTGTACATCGCCGCCAGCTTGCCGTTCTGATCTGCCACCGCCTGCTGCGCAACCTGCACGGCCGCCGAGTTTTGCGCGACGGTGGCCTGCATGGTGTCGACGCGCTGCGCCACCGCGCGCCCAGCCTCCTCGAGCACAGACTGCGTCGACACGATGCCGGCGAACACGTGATCGTCGCCCGCATAATCGTTGTCGCTCCCTGCCATTGGCGGCTCGATGCTGTCAATCGCAGACAGCAAATCCGCCCCGAGCTGGGTCTTGCCGATCTGGCCGTTGAGATAGTCCAGGATGTCGGAGGCCTGCGAGCTGCTCGACCCGGGCACGCCCAGGCCGCTGGGATACCACGCACCAATATTCCCCGACTTGTCGACCAGGCGCGCCCAGAAGAAGAACTGCGCGCCGGCCGCCAGGCCCATCATCGTGTGCGTGTTCGCGGGGAATGCGAAATCCCCTAGCTTGATCGCGTCGGCGCGACTCGACGTCTTGCTGTACCAGATCTCGGTGCGCTCAACATCGAGCGGCCCGGTCGGAAATGCCCAGTCGAGCCGGATGCCGAACACGATAGCCGTGGCCAGCAGCGTGCCCACGACCGGCGGCGGGCTTGTCTTCCCCTGCAGGCGCGTTTCTGGCGAATACGCCGGCGCGGAAGCCACGTCCAACGGATTGATGGCCCGCACGCGCGCAACGTAGGTGCCTGCGTAGATGTTCCGCACTTCAACGCTTTGCGACCCGGTGCGGCCGGCGCTCACCCATTCACCGTTGTCCCGGCGCCAATCCACCGTGTACGCGATGGCGCCCGCAACAGGCTGCCAGCCGACGACCATCGTTGTTACCGCGATGCCCTGATCGATCGTGCTGTAGGTGGACAGCACCACATTGGTCGGCGGCGGCTGCACCGACGGCGGAATGACTGTAATCGGGCGGGTATCGATCCGCGTGCCGTGGTCGACCGCGGAGTACTTCTGCGGGTTGTGCTGCAGCGCGATGATCTCGAACGTGAGGCCGTCGTCTTCCGTGACGGACACGACACGGAAGAGCTGGGTTTTGAGGTCGGCGCTTTCGATCGACCACACCGCCTCGGCCTGCACGGGCAGCGACCAGTCAGTCGACACCGTGACCGTATTCCCGTCGACGCCGTTGATCGTGCGGCGCTGGGCGGTACCGTCGGTCATGTTGACGACCAAGGTATCCCCCACGGCCGCAACGGCCGGCCGATCGAGCGTGACAGCCCGGCCTGCGGCGGAGCTCACGCGACCACCGTTGGACCGGCCCGCCCGCGCCGGGTCGGCCACCTCAATTACCGAACCCGGCATCACGACGGCCGCATCCAGACCGACCTTAAACGAAATGGTCTCTGTCTCCAGACGGCTTGTCAGGAGAATCCACTGGCCGACGCGCTGCGCCTGTGATTGCGACGTGCACCCGAAGGCGGTCACCTCCGTCTGTTGAATGCCATACCGCGCAATGCCATCGGCATCCTGCACTGGCTCGACCTTGGCGATGAAACGATCCGCCGGGTCGTTCCACGACACCAGTGCCACCGTCTTGCGAGCGCGCCGAGCGCTGCCGGCGTACGAGAATTTCCCGTCGACAACGTTCCCCGCATGGAAGAGGTAGGAGGCCGTGCTCGGCATGTCTGCCATCGCCACGACATTGCCGGCCGCCCAGAAAGCCATCCCACGGAATACGCTGGCAAGGTCCTGCAGGACGTTGTATGCATCGTTGCGCTGCTGGAGGTAGCAATTACAGGTAAAGCGCGGCTCCTGCCCGCCCCGCCCATCCGGCACCAGCTCGTCGCAGTATTGGCCGATCTGGTACAGCGACCACTTGTCGACCATGGCCGCGTTGACGCG